AGGCGTAGATAAAGATTTGCCATTTTAAAGGAGTGATTAGATGTTAATACAAGACATACAGCAAAAACAACACGAGTTAGATGTATCGATTAAGCAACTACGTACGAGCGGTACAAACTACGCACAAGCGGAAAAGGATTATAAGATATGTCTACGTACTGAAGCATTAAAATTACGAAGTGAAAAAAACATGCCCGTTACATTAATAAATCAAATTGTTTATGGGATACCTGAAGTTGCTGAATTGCGATTTAAACGTGATGTATGTGAAACGATATATAAAGCTAATCTTGAAGCAATCAATTCGATCAAACTACAAATGCGTATATTAGATAATCAAATAAGCCGTGAGTGGGGGAATGCAAAATAAGCAAAGACAAGCGAGAATATAAAGCAACACTTAAGCGAGATAACCATTCATGCATTGTGTGTGGTCGTCAGCCGATAGAAATCCATCATGTAGTATATAGGTCGTTGGGCGGAATTACCGACCGTAAAAATATGGTATGTTTATGTAAACGACATCATATGCAATACCACGCAATGGGCAAACAAGGCACACGTGAGTTATTAGATTATTTAAGAGGTATATATGGAATGATAGACAAAAGCGATTTGAAAGGTAAAAATAGGTGGATACAATGTGGATTAACGGAATAGAGCATCAAAGCACAACACAGTACATCGAATATCTTATTAATCAAGGATATAATAACGAGGACATCATAGACTGTTTAGTGACAGAATGGGGCACAACGCACTTAAATGCGATTAGCATATTAGATAATTATCATAAATCAAATTAAGGAGGTGGTCTACATCTACTACAAGGCTAATCACCTTGAATAAAATAAAAGGAGGAAATATGACAATTAAGCAAGCGGCATATGAAGCGGCTCGTGAGTTACAAAAGAAAATCGAAAAAGAAATGAGGCGCAAACGTGAAAGAATGGTTAGATGATTTTTTAAATAATGAAAAGTTGATAAATGATATTAAATCAGGTTTAGTGTTGATCGTAGCGGTTGGATTGCCGTTGTTATATTTTGCATATAGCGAGAACTTTAAACTTGATATATTGCTTACAATTCAATTTGGTATATTAGCTTTATTTGTTGTATTTGGTAATGTTTTAACATGGCTAGAAATTAGTGATAAAGCGATACGTGATGAAAAGTTAGTTAATGAGGAATTACAAAAAGAAGAAAAATTAACGATTGAAAAGCAACAAACTTTACCACGCAACATTGATGATTTAATTGACTTTAATGTTTATTACAACGAAACCAAACAAAAGAATCGCAACCGCAAGTACACCGAAAGTAAAATAGAACGATTACGCTCAAAAATAACCAACGCAAAGGTTAAAGGTAAGCCATATCATAAGTATCAACAAAAAATAGACAATTTAAAGAAAAATCCGTTGTATGACAAGAGTTATAAACCTGTTAAGATACAAAATATTATTAGTATAGAAAAACGCAAAGAAAATGAAATAGAGGGGAATGACAGTTTACATGTTAATATCAAAACGTACGGTTGGAAATCATTTGCAATTAAACAAGTGGTTAAATCGTTAGGGATTGGTGGAAGTGGGTTGTTCTTATTAGGATTTAGCGATACGTGGGAAACGATTGTAGCGTTTTATTTAATATATATCATAGAATTATTAATGATTGTGTTATTTAGATATCCAAGCATACGCAAATTAACAAATGGATTTTATATTTTAACATTAAAAAATAAGCGAAATTATATTGATGAATATCACAAATGGAAAAAAGAGGCTGACAATGAGCAAAATGAGTCAACTACATTATGCGAAACAAGAGAAGATAAGAACGATCAAGATATGGATAGCAGTGATGTTGATTAGTGCAGTTTGTGGATTTATATTAGGCTTTGTATTATAGGAGGGTATAAAATGAAATTAGAAACAGTAATGCGCAAGATACAAGAAGCAGATGTTGATTTAGCCGATATGATACCTGAAGAATCATACAACTTTGCAATCGACATTAATACATCCTTAAAAAAAATGGGACATTATAGTATAATGTATTATGAGCGTTGCGAAGAAGCGGGGTTAACATATAAAGAAGCAACGGACAAATTAGGTGAATATTTAAGAAGTAACCTTACATACGTTGTTAAAAAAAATGATAAAAATGAGCAGTCTTAATTGATTGCTCATTTTTTTAGGTAGACAAAATAATTTAAAAGTTGTATAATTAAGTTAGAAGAATGGTGGCTATGCCCTTAATACATAGGTAAGTAGGCTCTCTACTATAAAAGGAGGTGGTTTATTATGATTAGCAGCGATACAAAAAAACGTGTATGGTATTTGCACGATGTCAAAAAAATGAGCAAGACTAAAATAGCGCGTGATGTAGGCATTAGTCGTAACTCGGTCATAAAAATATTGAGCGATAAATCAACAAAAAATGAGCAATTTATAAAGACTGTGCAAAAATTAGAGCGAGAATCTAATGAATCGCTTGTAGAAATGTTACGTGAAGATAATAGAATGCCTGAGATAGCAAGCAAGATATTAAACATTATGAACGATGATGAAATGTTAAAGAATGAGATAGAGCGTTATGGATTAAGACCACTTGCAACTGTATTCGGTATAATGAGTGATAAAGCAATCAAAGCTAAAGAATTAGATATGCGTAGTAATAGACCAGAAGCATTTGCTACAACGGTTAATATAGTTAATGATGCATCACATTTTGAGGATGAAAAAGAAGAAGAACATGCCTATACGAATTAGCGATATAGTAGCAAGACCACATCTAAAACGATTTAATAGTACTAAACTTCATCAATTAGATCATGGCGGTCGTGCTGGTTACAAATCAAGCAAGAATGCAATTAAGATAGCATTAACTATGTTAGACGACCCTACATGTGAAGTAGTAATAGTAAGAGAAGATTACAGCGACCATAAAGATAGTACATTCGCAGATATGAAGATAGCGTTTGAACGGTTGGGTGTTAGGCTACAAAGCGGCATCAACTATCCAAAAGGCAATGACTTATGGATAAAATTAAATCAAGGCAATTACGTACACTTTAAGCATATGAAAGATATAGATAAATTAAAAGGTACAAGGCCACGTAAACCCGACAATCAAATCAAGATAGTTTGGTACTTTGAAATAACGCAATATAAGAGTGAATGGTATATTAACGAAAGTAACGCAACATTTATGCGTGGTGAAAAAGATTACTTTTACGCATTATACGAATGGAATGATGCACCCAAGTTATCACATTGGACATATGAATTTGCTAAAAAAATGAAGAAGCGTGATGATGCATATGTAGTTAAAACAAATTATAACGATGCACCAACATGGCAACAACGTAAGTTTTTAGGAAAGATATTATTACAAGAGATAGATAGATTGAAGCTAATTGACCCGGAACAATTCAAATCAACATATTTAGGCTACCCAGCCAATTTAGGCGGAACGGTATATAAGCAGTTTGATTTAGATAGAAACGTTAAACCAGCGACCAAAGAATACGTTGATATAACGATTGGTGTAGATGTTGGTGGGAATGATGCAACTACATATGCAGCAAAAGGATGGAAAGAAAATTATAATGGTGTAGAAACCTTTGCACATTATTATCATAAGAATGGTGATAGTGGTGGCATAAAGAATATCAATGATTATGTTATGGACTTATTAGACTTTTGCACAAATATATATGCTGAATATCACATCCCTGTTACATTGTTTATTGACAATGCTAACTTAATGTTTAGACAATTAGTCGAAGAATATTCAATGACACAAGAATATCGTTTTATAATCATTGAAGATTTACCGAAAATGAAAAGGTTAAAACACAACAAGAATAAGTCAATTTTGCAAGGTCGAGTTGATATGAACGAAATAATGTTTGGTAGTGGATATCATACTATTGATCCACAATGTAAGCAACTTATTAAAGCGTTTCAAGAGCGTGAATATGATAAGAATGGTAACCCAGCCGATGATGGCAGCAGTGATGTAGATAGTATTGATGCAAGCGATTATGGTTGGCTAAAAGAAATGGATATAATATATGAAACTATCATGAGGTGATTAAATGAACAATGTGTATGCAAAGGATTTGCAAAAGTTATTTATAGACAGAGGATTTAATCCTGTGTTTGGTACAATCTACCAACAACAAGAAATATGGGTACAATGGTATCGAGGGAATGTTGACAACTTCCATGAAATCGAAAAGAAAAACGCAGAAGGTCGATTAATTTCGATTAAAAAGCCAAGTTTACAAATGGCAAAAAAAGTTGGGGAAGATTGGGCATCATTATTATTCAATGAAAAAGTATCATTAACAATTAGTGGTAATGACAAAGCACAAGCCGTATTAGATAACGTGTTAAAGCATAATAATTTTTATGACGAAATGCCTAACTTTATTGAATTAACCGCAGCGCCGTACGGGACAGGTGTAATCGTTGAATATCAATTAGAGAATGAAACAAAGTTAAATTATTTATTTGGTGATAGAGTGTTTGTTATTGATTATGACAATACAACACCTAAAGCGATTGCTGTTGTTCAACAATTTCAACGGAATAAACGAAAGTATAATCATATTATGTATCATACGTTTAAAAATAATATATATAGAGTTAAGCATGAAATGTATTCAAGTAGCGATCAAGCACGTGGATTAGGTAGTCCCGATACATTAAGTGTTTTATTTGAAGAAAAAGAATTGAAGAAAATGCGCCATACATATAAAGATGGTGAAACCGAAGTTGTAGAATACTATAAAGAATTTGAAACGGATATACCACATTTCCAAGTATTTAAATTAGCAATTAGCAATAACTACGATGTTAAAAGCCCATTGGGTATCAGTTGTTATGCAAATGCTATTGGCACGTTAGAGAATATTGATGAAAAGTATTATTCAAGCCGTATGGATTCAATCAACAGTCGAAAAAAAGTATTTGTTGATGAGGCTGCAACAAAAATAGGTAAAACGAAAGATGAAGCAGGAAACATTAGGTTGACTAAATACTTTGATCAAGATGAAACACAATTTCAAGTATTAAAAGGTTTATCAGGCGGAGGCGATAAAAAAGCCGTTGAGATTTATGCGCCTATGTATGATAGTGCACAACACGACAATGCTATTCAAATGGAATTAAATTACTTATCAAGCAAAGTTGGTTTAGGCACAAATTATTATTCATATAGTGATGGAGCAGTAGGCTATCAAAACGAGATGAATGTAATAGCAAGTAATAGCGATACGTTTAGAAATAGGCAAAAAAACTTAAACAGGCTTAAAACATTATTGATTAATATGATGAAAGCAATTATGTATTTAGAAAAAGATAACGGTAATTATAATGGTGAATTAGACCTTGAATATAATGTACAGTTTGATGATGACATCATGATTGATGATGCAACGGTTATTAAGCAATATCGTGAAGATGCAAAAGATGGACTAATCACTGTTGAAGCATATTTAATGAAAGCTTATAAGATTACTGAAGAAGAAGCAAAAGAGATTACCAAAAACACAACAGGCGTTAACGCAACTAAAATTGATGCAGTATCACGAGCGATTGAAAGTGGTGCTATAAGCATTTTAGAATCTAAAAGGATACTTAACCCTGATATGAGCGAAGAAGAATTAGAAATTGAATATATACGTACACTTGTTGAAAAAGGTATAGCTTTAACACCGGCACAAGCTGACAAGTATAATAGTATAGAATAATGGCTTATGTAGTTCCTGAAGATAGACAGTATCAACGGATACTTATGTCACAAGACAGCGATCGTAAGTTGCAGGCTATGGGTTATGATACATTCTTTAGCTCTAACGTAAGTGCAGGCGCACAACGTGGTAATGACTTGTTTATACGCTTCCATAATGGATCAGTATATAAATATCCAAATCAAGGCAAAAGGTTTATAGAGTTGCAAGCAGCAGCATCAAAGGGTAAATGGGTATGGCGGTTTTTACGTAGACCAAACAAACCATACGAAAAAGTCGGTACAATACCGTTGCCAGAAGACACGATTGAAACTGATGAAGAAATAGTAAGACCAAGATTGCCGGTTGCTGAAGTTAAAGCGATAGTGCCAAAAGATTTTATGAAAACAGGCGAATTACCAACTATTCAAATATCATCAATACAATTAGTACGAGGTATTGATAACAATTTGTTATCCTTAATTGCTGGGATAACACCAACATTGTTTTAATATACAAGTGGCGAGCACTTAAACTCGGTAAAGTACTTATGCTTAAATAAGGGTTGCGAGGTAAACCAAAAACTCGGTAAGTCGGCTCACGACTATAAATTAGGAGGTTAATATGTACGATTTAAAAAAGGTTATTGAAAAAAACACCAACGATGGTGTAATTGATTATGAAGCGGTGATGGGAACAATCGATAATGATTATGTTAATCCTATCGTTGCCAAAAAAGCGGATGAGAGTAAATTGTTGCCTAAAGCTGTCAACCAAGTTATTAATGAATTAGGCATTGATGGTGAAACCATTGATGACTTAAAATTGTACGTTAAAAAGTTAGGTGGTTCAACTGATGAAATCAAGGAAGAAAACTTGCAACTCACGAAAAAACTAAAAGAGATTGAAAGTGAGTTTAATCAAACAAAAGAAGCCAAAGCTAAACTTGAAAATGACATCAAAGAGAAAACACAAAATGATTTATTAATACAATCACTCGGTATCGACACGACTACTAAAGAAGGTCAAAAACAATTAGAGTTTTACAAATGGGACTTTAATAGACAAGTCGATGATGAGAAAACATTTGAAGATGTAGTTAGTGGATTTGTTAAAGAAAACGACATCAAAACAACTACTAAATTTATTAAGGATGATTTTGGTCAAGGCAACTCAAAAGATTTAGATATTGGGGCTGCATGGGCTGAAAAACGAAAACATACAAGAAAATAAAAGGAGTGAATTAAATGCCAACAGGTGCAAGAAAAGTAACAGGTTATTCCGATATATCGGAGCAGGTATTATACGAACAATCAATTATTAGAAACGTATCAAATATGGATGTAATGGGTACACCGGGAACAACCGCAGTAAGTGTATATGTTAATGCTTTGGCAACAGTAGCAACATACACACCGGGTACAGGTGTATCAAGAACAAATGATGGTAGTGCATATGTTGTATTATCAAACTTAGAAGAAATCGCAGTCAATGAGATTATGGATGGTTACACCATTGAAACAGCGCCAGCCGATTATGTAGCAAGTAGATTTGAAGCAGCAGTGGGTGGATTAGCTGAGTCAGTTGATACAACTTGTATCGCAGCATTAGTTAGCGGTGGTACTGATTTAGTAGCAGCAGTCGGAGATGCACCAACCGTAGCGAATTTATATGAAAAAATTATCAATTTAAAGAAAGCATTAGACACAGCAAAAGCACCACGTACAGGGCGTAGTTTAATTGTTAATCCAACAACAGAAGCGTTATTGTTACAACAATCAAGTAAACTCATTCTTAATACTGATCGTGGGGATATGATTGTTAGTGATGGTTGGATTGGTCGAGTATTAGGGTTTGATGTATATTCAACTACATTGTTAACAGATGCTAATATGACAGCAATGCAAAAACGAGGATTTGCATATAAAGACAATTGGAAAATCGAACCAAGATTACAATCGTTAGATGGTTCTGGAACGTTTATTGGCGATTCAGCGGTTCAAGGTCGATTTGCATATAATTACGGTGCAGTAAGAGCAACACTTATTCAAAACGATAAAGGCGCAGTATCAGCATAACATATAATAGGGTGGGGTTTATAGCCCTGCCCTTATTTTTTATAAAGGAGTGATTTAATGGAACTTCAAGGTAACGAATATTATGTAACACAAGATGATATAACAAACAACAGTGAGATAACGTATGAAGATCTATATGATGTGTTTGAAGAACAAATTGATAAGTATTTAAAACTAATGTCAAAACGAACATATCGTGTATATCACAACTCATACAAAGGCCTTAATAGACAACGCCAAATTGCATTTATGGATTGGTGGATACAACAAGATACCAATAGACAAGAAGTTAT